TTTAGAATGGTCTTCACGAAAAGTTCCACCACTATCAATTGAAAAATATTTAGAGGTTGCCTTGATTTTGGAAAAATGTGAATCGGATTTTATAGAAAATGCTCTTATCTCGAAAAGATTAATCCCCCAAATACGAAAAAATGAAGGGGAGTTGGAAACGGTTATTATAAATGATGTAGAACATTACGTTATTGACTGTTTTGAAGAAAAATATGCTATAAGTCCAGAAAATTATATGGAAATACACTCTTTTACAACTGGATATGATCTGAAGGGGTATAAGTTTGTAAATGGCGAATGGATTTAATTAAATAAAAATATGAGTGGTCACTTTTCACAAAAATACGGGGGTTCTGCTGGTGCCATTTTGGACGCTTGGGGTCAGGATCGAATTAATGCAGAGATTGGGGAGCTTTATGAGCAACATGTATTCGGTAAGAAGAGCATTGACATGAACGAACTCCTGAACGAATTTCATGGACAGAAAACTGGCGGTGCTGTGAGGCATTCCGCCGATTTGAAGACTGCTCCTAAAGGGGGCTTACTGTAAGGATAATATTATGAAAAAAGAAATATACGAAAGACAATATCCCATGACGGAAGATGAGAAAAAGGAAGCTACCGAAATTGCTGGGCATTTGGCAACACATTATCTAAACGCTGTTTGGAATACAATACATGGTCAAGCATCTCCAAAAGATGTGGTAAATATCCAAGATAAATATGATCAGGTCAAACATCAAGTTGTAAAAGATTATGAGAAATCCCTGAATGAAAAGGTTCTCAAGTTCTTCATGTTGAAGCGTAAGAAGAAAAATGAAAAGATTTCCATTGATGATGTTGTAAGCATTATCAAATATAAGTTAGTATCCAAACCAAAGAGGAAATTGGCATGTTTCATGTGGGATAAAGAATATAATATCTATCCGTTGGTGAGACGATAATCACACGCCGAGAATTTGTGTAATATGACGCAAGATCGGTGATCTGACAATATCAGCATTATCAAATTTCAAGCAATGAATTTCATTCTTTCTTGAGAACTCTTGATCGAATTTATCAAAAACTTCTTTAAATCCTGAGTCGTTAATGTCATTCTGCTTGGTATCTCCGATTACAAAGTAGTGGGAACCCCTACCAAATCTGGATAAGCAACTGGAAAGTTCTTTTTTTGTCGCATTTTGGCTTTCGTCTATAATAACAGCACTATTATGGAATGTTAATCCGCGAATAAAGTTGACTGGCATAGCTTTAATGTATTCTTGTTCCATCAATGCTTTATATGTGGAAATGCTTGTCATCTCGTTCAGCTTATCAATAAGTGGCATTGAGAAGTATAAAAATTTGTCGTCTAGTTCTCCGGGTAACGCGCCCAAAGAACGAGAAGCACTTTCCACTATTGTCCTGACATAGATGATTCTATCAACTTGTCTGTTTTTCAACAATTCCAATGCTCCGTAAACAGCTACTTGCGTTTTCGCACTACCTGCTGGACCATCTACAAAGACCATATTAGTCTTCGGGTTTTGTGTTAATTGATAAAATTTGATTTGATTATCAGTTAAATGTGGCAACTTTTTGAGGTCTATATTAGACAGATCAAAGTTCTTTTTGTAATGATCGGTGATTTCATCTGTGATATCCAACTCTTTCCTCCTGCGAGGTGCTTTTTTGGTAGCCATGTATTATTACTTAGCCAAAATCGCTTGCAATTTGATAATACTCTGTTAAGTTAATATCATTATGAGACTAGCAATTAGCGGCACACAAAATTCTGGAAAATCCACGTTAGTAAAAGCATTCCTCCAGAAATGGCCCATGTATGCCACACCAGCCAAAACATACAGGGATGTAATCAAGGAAAACAATCTTTCCCATTCTTCCAATACCACGGAAGAAACCCAATTATTGATTCTTGATCATCTCACACAATCTTTGGATACACATAAGGATATAAAACACATCATCTATGACCGCTGCCCCCTTGATTGTCTTGCTTACACATTACATGCCGCTGAAAAAGATTTGGTATCCGAAGATGTTTTGGGCGTGACGGTGGATATTGTTCGTCGTTCTCTGAAAAATCTTGATATCATCTTCTGGCTGAAATACGATCCAGCTATCAAGATCGTTGATGATGGGACACGTGACACCAACCTTAATTACATTCGGGAAATTGATGATATCTTCGCGGGACTTTTCGAGCAATATTCCGATCATTTGGGCAATACACCGTTCTTCATTGCGGAAGATTGTCCCGCCATCATCCCCGTTGACATGACAAATCTCGATGATAGGATTGCATGGATTGGAGAGTTCCTTGACCAGAAAGGCGATCTGATTGAGACGGGAGAAAGCGTTCTTGATCCCAAGAATCTGGAGATGATGGAACAAATGCTGAAAGACCAAGGACTTTGGATTGAGAAGGATCAGCAATACAAGAATCTGAAGGATCAGATCAAGAATTTTAAAATATGAGTGAAAAAATCGGATTAGCAATCATAACCAAACAACCACGGGACACGTTTCCAGAGGCTTTTGATTTTTGGCATCACATGGTAGATCATGTTGTTGTTGTGAACGATGGGGATGAATTTACATACGATTGGAGTGCAGGATTTAGAAATAAATATGTTGGTAGATTTCCTGAAACCACTTTAACATATCTCAAAAATCCTGAGAACTTGGGAGTCGCCACCTCAAAAAACAACGCGATGCGACATCTTTTGAATCAAGGATGTGATCATATCTTTATCATGGAAGATGATATGCGAATAATTGATAATGGGATTTTTGATGCTTATATCAATGCTTCCAAGAAGAGTGGCATCCAACATCTGATGTTTGGCTACCATGGACCAGCCAACAAAAACGGCATCTCCCACGGTAAACCATGTCCCCGATTGGTGGTGGATTATGGGGATTTCTCCCTAGCATTCAACCAACATTGTGTGGGAGCGTTTTGTTATTATTCCCGCAAATGTCTGGAAGATGTTGGTCTAATTGACGAGAAATTTCGAAACGCTTTTGATCATGTTTCCCATAGCTACGAGCTTGCCCTGAAAGGATATTCCACTCCTTATTGGTGGTGGGCAGACTTGGCAAATTCCTTGGATTATATTGAAGAGCAAGCGTGTTCGGAGGAAAATTCGTCCATCAAGACCCCAGAATCCATGCAGAAATGGGAGAGTAATATTCGTGGTTCCATGGATTATTTCAAGGAGAAATTCGGTGTTTATCCTTTTGGAAGTGATGGTGTTCGGGATACGGATGAAAAAGATGTATTGACTTTCTTAAAAACTAAGCGACAATCCTGAATATGAAAGAAAAAATCTATCCGATCAGAACGGTCGAAGAATTTAAAGAATCAGCAGCGAATTGGGAATTTGCCACGATGGTATCAACAAGCTCTGACAACAGAGAAGAAATTGAAAAGGCTGATGTTATTTGTAGTATTGAAGAAAAAAGGTGGGATGAGTGTAGGCATCTTTTTGAATTTAGTGAAGATGGTGATTTAGTAGGATTAAAATGAAAACAGATTTAAGTAACATTGGCTTAATGATCCACTTCCGTAGGGATGTGGATGACCGCTTTCGCAATCTGGAAATGGTTGTGAAATTTTATAGAGAAAATTCTGACAATCTCCAGATCGCCATTCTGAATGACGATAAGGAATTGGATAAGGACTTCAAGAGACTCTGCAAGCAATACGATTGTAAGGGTCTGTTCATGGAAAATTCTGATGTCTATTGGAGAACCAAGGCATTCAATGAGATGTCCAAGATTCTGGATGTGGATTATCTGATTGCAGGAGATACCGATGTGATCGTTGATCCGAAATTTATTTTGGAATCGAAACAATTGTTTGATAGTAATGTCGGGATTGTATATCCTTACAACGGAATGTTCATCCATTTGAAGCAACCAATGTTTGAAATGTTCGCCGTAGATCAATCCTTAGTTGACCTATTGGACAAATCTCAAACACTCAAACCAATTCCTTATGATCAGGATGAGAACTTTTTAGTCGCCCATCCGCAAAGCAAGGGGGGAATGGTGATGTTCAAAAAGGATGTATTTGTTGAATGCAATGGATACAATCCCAATTTCAAAGGATGGGGGTATGAGGATGACGAGATTCTGGCTAGATTTCAGAAGATGGGTTGGGGTATTCTACGGGTTAATAATGCGGAAGCGATTGCATGGCATTTGCCACATGAGAATACCGTGAGAGAGAAGCATCCATATTACGATAACAATCGGAGACATTCTGATTTTGTTTGTGGGGATACGAAGTGGGAGGATTTGGAACGATATATTTGGAGTTGGACGATATAATTAAATAATATGGAAGATGAATTAATCATTAGCCACAATGCTGGTTTTTTTTCGTGTAGTTCAGTGGCGTTGAATCAAATAGTTGATTATGTGAATATTCACAATCGCTTACCGAGTAATATAAATAGATCATGCCAATACAGTGAATATAAAATAAACATGAATGATAATTTAATTCAATTATTATTTGATGACGAAAACACTGAATATAATTTTGAATCAATTATTGATTATCAGCATAATCGACAGTTT